AGGTGAAGTTCATGCTTCATCTGAATTTGATTTTGAAGGAGCTACTCAAAGTGTAAATGCCAGTACATATGTAACCACATTCAATGGAAGTAGTGGTGCTATGGCTGGACGCACACCTATGATTTTAGACCAAAACAGTAATGAATTATTCAGACTCTATATGAGATCGGATGGTACTAATACTAATGATTATTATGTAGTAATAAAAGATGTAAAACAAGCTGCTAGTACAAATGCTGCTGAAAATTATGCTGAATTTTCTTTACAACTTTATGATATAGAGGGTAATCCTGTTGGTAATGAAATGACTCAATTGAATTTCGATCCTGCTTCACCAACACATTTTGCTAAAGCAATTGGTGATCAATTTCAAGAAGTAGATAACGATGGAAATATAACAGTGCACGGAGACTATCCAAATCGACATGCTTGGCTTAGAGTGGGTGATGCTAACTATGATAACCTAAAAGCATCTAAAAATGCTCAACCAATGGGATTTTCTAAAGTATATGAACCCATTATTGCTACTGCTCAAGTACCTACTGGTTCAATAAATAGGGTACAAGAAAAGAACACTAATGTAGGAGCATATAATCCTGATGTTGCTTATGGATTTCAGTTGAATCCAAATCATTTTTCTGAAATTGATATAAATGATGCTAGACAATATCTGGCACCGATTCCAAAGGGTGCTGATACTGGAGTAAATGCTCACTTTCTATTAACAAATATGAAAGGGTTCGGTACTGGTGCTGATCTAACAACACTACAGACTCAATATGGTGCTGAGTTTGCTGGTTCTGCTACCAGTTTGAATATATCATCTTCTGCTGTACAGTTGAAATTTGCTGTACCAATGCAGTATGGATTTGATGGTATAGCTCCAAACGCTCTTTTGAATACTGGTAATGATATAACAGCTGCTAATGTGATGGGATTTGATTGTAGTACTTCTGCTAAGAGTGGTTCTATTGCTTGGAGAAGGGCTATTAACTCTGTAAGTAATCCAGATGAGATAGATATTAATATGCTAGTAACACCTGGTGTAAATCATAGTCTACATCCATCAGTTACCAATCATGCAATAGATAAAGTTGAAGCTAGAGCTGATGCTTTTTATGTGATGGATGGTTCTTCTTGGGGAGACTCTGTTGCTGCAGCAATTAGTAATATCAAAACATTAGATACTAACTATGTTGGTACATATTATCCTTGGGTAAAGATAGATGATCCAGATACTGGTGAGGGTGTGTGGGTGCCACCATCAGTAGTAATTCCTGGTGTTATTGCTTTTACAGATAATGTGGCGCACGAATGGTTTGCTCCTGCTGGATTAAATCGTGGTGGATTAGCTAGTGTAAGAATGGCTAAGAAAAAACTAACTCATACAGATAGAGATAGATTGTATGAGGGTCGTGTGAATCCGATTGCTACATTTCCTGGTCAAGGTGTTGTGGTGTTTGGACAAAAAACATTACAAGCTAAACCATCTGCTCTTGATAGAATCAATGTAAGACGACTACTTATCAGATTGAAGAAATTTATTGCTTCTTCAAGTAGATTCTTAGTGTTCGAACAAAATGATAGTGCTACAAGAACTAGGTTCTTAAATATAGTGAATCCGTTCTTAGAATCAGTACAATCCAATAGTGGATTGTCAGCATTCAGAGTTGTAATGGATGAGTCTAACAACACACCTGATGTCATAGACAGAAATCAGTTAGTTGGACAGATATTCATACAACCAACAAGAACTGCTGAGTTCATTGTATTGGACTTCTCAGTATTACCTACTGGGGCAGCATTTCCTGAATAACAAGGAGGTGTGAATGATTAAAGGGGCTCAATTACGAGCCCCTTTTTTTTTATTTGAAAAACTATAAAAAAACTATGAAAGAAAAGAGAAAATGATTTGAACGAAAATTCGATTTAGATGATATTTATATACGAAGAATTAAAAATTTATAGGAGAACTGAAATGCCAGACTTAATAGATCCTTCAGAGATAATGTTCACTCCGTTTGAACCTAAACTAAAGAACAGGTTCATTATGTACATTGAAGGCGTTCCTGCTTACATTATAAAAAGTGGTAATAGACCACAAATAAATTTTGAAACCATTACTTTAGATCATATCAATGTTCAAAGATATGTGAAAGGTAAAGGTGCGTGGCAAACATTGGAAATCACATTATATGATCCAATTGTACCATCTGGCGCACAAGCAGTAATGGAATGGGTAAGATTATCACATGAATCTGTTACGGGTAGAGATGGATATTCAGATTTTTATAAAAAAGATGTTACTTTCAATATGTTAGGTCCTGTAGGAGATAAAGTAGAAGAGTGGACATTGAAAGGTGCTTACATACAAGCAGCTAACTTTGGTAGTATCGATTGGTCTGTAAATGAACCAGCTGATATCACACTAACACTACAATACGATTACGCTATCCTACAATTCTAAGGAGTTTATATGAGTTTTTTCAGAGAAATGCTTTCGAGTGATGCGAAGATTTCAAGTAAAAGATTTGTCGGTTTTATGGCATTCTTTATGTTGATATGTAGTTGGGGTGCTGACACCTTTTCCGCATTCGAAGTAAAAGACAAAATTTTAGAATGTTTTATGTACATTTCAGTAGTTGGACTTGGTGTCACAGCAGCTGAAAAGTTCGGTAAAAAATAGTTATAGTACGAAACTAAATCATAGGAGTCAAATATGGCTGAAGTCAAATTTCCCACAGAAGTGGTAGATTTGCCGTCAAGAGGATTATTATATCCAAAAGATAATCCAATGTCTAGCGGTAAAATTGAGATAAGATATATGACAGCAAAGGATGAAGATATTCTAACTTCACCCAATCTAATAAAACAAGGTATTGTTGTTGATAAATTATTAGAAAGCATTGTTGTAGATAAAAGTATAAATTTAAATGAAATGTTATTAGGAGACAAAAATGCTCTTCTTATAGCGGCTAGAATATTAGCATATGGAAAGGATTATAAAGTCAAAGTTGGTGATGAAGATATAGTTATTGATTTGACTAAACTAAAAGATAAATTTTTAGATGAGAAATTAGTTGTGAATGGTAATTTATTTGAGTATGAGTTACCTATGACTAAAGTGAAAGTACAATTCAAATTCATAACTTCAGCTGAAGAAAATTCAGTACAAAAAGAAGTAGAGGGATTGATGAAAATAAGTGGTGGTGTATCTTTTACTTTGACTACCAGAATGAAACATCAGATAGTGTCAGTAGGTGGGAATGCAGATAGAGCTTATATAAATGATTTTGTAGACAATCAACTTTTATCACGTGACGCTATTTCACTTAGAGGTCACATTGAAGACATTTCTCCTGATGTCGATATGAGCTGGGAATACACAGACAGTACAGGAGAAAGGAGGGAAACAACGGTCCCGATGACCGTTCAGTTTCTTTGGCCTACCGCTAGAATATAAGAACGAAATTCACGAACAAATATTCCAAATAGCATTCAACTCACAAGGAATGTTTTCTTTTACAGAAGTATACAATATGCCAATTCATATGCGTACTTTCTATCTAAAAAGATTAGTAAAACATTACAAAGAACAACAAGAAGAATTAGAAAAAGCTAGAAAAGGTTTCTAATAAAAAATAGTACTTTGTGATATTTATTATTGTATAGTTCCAATCTTATAATCACGGAGTATTTTATGAAAAAATTGACGACAGAGAATATGATAATGAGATTCTACGAGAAGTGGAAAAACAAGAAATTGAATAAAGCTGCTCAACAAACTTTGAAAAAGAATCCACAACTACAAAAAGATCTAGAAAAGTTAGATAGTACATTGAAAGATATTGCTAACGACTTAAAAAAGGGATACGCCCCTTACTAATAAATTATGGCAAATAGAACAAGAGATGATATAGCCTTATTGGAAGAACAGATAGCTAAGTTAGAAGCACTAGCTATTGGTCAGAAAAATTATGGATTAGAAGTCAAAAAGGGTATGGACCGTATAAAGGAGTACAATAAGACTTTAGAAAAAATCAAAGCTGCAGAAAAAGAGATTATAGGGGTAAAAAAATCTCAACGAGACTTAACATCACAGATGAATGATTTCGGAAAAACCTTTGGTGATCAAGCAGAAAAAACTTTAGGTATTGAGGGTATGCGAGAGGTTATGAAAGAAGCAGCTGCTTCAAATGACAAAGAGGCTATCAGACAATCAAAAGAATTAGGAAAAATAATGGAAGGTGTCCTGAAAGGGGAGATGGATCATTTAGATGTACAAGAAGCTGCTCTTGGTTTATCTGGCAAATTCAGAGACGCTGCTGAGGATATAGGAAAAACAGTTGAAAACTCACCGAATATAGGGAATGTATTCAAAGTAAAACAAGAACTCTTTGGTGCTATAGATGGAATGATGGGTGGAATAATGACCACAATTCGAGGTATAATGACCGCTACAGGTCCTATTGGACTAATAGTTGCTGCTGCTATTGCTTTAGTAAATTATCTTATAGGAGTTGCAAAACAAGCTAAAGAAATGAGAGATGAGTTGGGTATTTCCGCTATCGAAGCTGGTAGACTCTCAATTAATATGGAAGCAGCTGGTATGGCTGCTCTTATGGCTGGTGGATCTATGGAGAAAGGTAGAGAAGCTGTAAAGGGTATGGCTGAAGCATTTGGTGATTTGAGTGTTATCTCATTAAGTACCTCAGCTGCAGTTGGTGATTTAGTTGCTCACACTGGATTAGCAGGAAATGAAGCTGGAGCATTACTAAAAATTATGACTGATGTAAATGGACAATCTATTGAGACAAATGTAAACACATTAAAGTCACTTGATAATTTGGCTGAATCTTCAAAAGTTGCACCTGCTAGAGTTATGTCACAGATTGCTAAAGATACAGATTTATTTGCCAGAGCTGGAGCAAAAGGTGCTGATTCATTATTTAGAGCTGCTATTGAAGCAGAGAAGATAGGTTTAGAACTTAGTAAATTAGATAGTTTAGCAGATAGTATGCTAGATGTAAAAAAGGTTATGGAATCAAGTGCTCAGTTGAGTCAAGTACTTGGAAGAAATGTTGATTTAACAGGTATGATACAAGCTGCTAATATGAATGATATGGGTGCTTTACAACAACAAATCAGACAACAATTTACAGCAGCTGATCTTGAAAGAAATCGTACAGTACAAAATATGCTAACAGATGCTCTTCCTGGACTAACTCTTTCTGATTTACGAGCAATAACAACTGGTGGTAGTATAGAGGCTGGTCGTAATGTAAAACCACCACCTGCTAAAGATCAATTAGAAGCATCTAATAAAACTAATGAAAAAATGGATGATTTGGTAAAAGAAACAAAGGCTCTCAGAGAAGCAAATACCGAAGAAAATGAAAAAGTTATTAGAAAACTTGGACAAATTGGGAGTGGCTAATGCCTGAATATTTATCAGAGGAACAGATACAAGCAAAAATCGATTTATGGAAGAATAGTCAACCTGATAGAAATACTTTATCAGCTGATAAAACTGGTGCTACTATAACTAATCCGATAGATAGTCAAATTGCTTATGGTGTAGACTTTTTTGATGATGAAACCAGTAGTCATACTGGATTTGTTCCAAAAACAGACTTAGAATCAAGATACCATCAGATGCAGGATGCTACAATTGCTCCTGCTTGGCCTGACGCTGCTGTAACCAGTGAAAAAACAAGAAATGCTTATGACAATAATTTAGTAGGACAAGAAAATTTAGGTGCAGGTTTCAGACCTGATGGTGGAATTGGTTTATCAATCACTTCACATATATTAGATACTGATGTAATTGCCGCACCAGGTGGGGGTGTTTCATATTTTGGTAATTTACTACCAATTGAGGGTCGTGCTAGTTTATTTTTTAGAGATCCTGACATTTATTCTTGGAATAATTGGGGTGCTATACCGCCAGGGGTACATAATGAGAGTATCTATCCAAACACAAATAGAGTATATCCAAACTTTGATATAACTCAACAGACAACTTTATATAATATACCAGATCTAAATGGTGGTACTTTTAGTTTTGATAATTCCAATTATACACCAACAGACCCATACGCAGCAAATGCTTTGACTACACCTTTTATGGGCACACCAATTAATGGTTTCGGTATAGGTGCTACTTATCTATCTAATGAAGATATTCCTAACCAAACATCAGTTTATACTGTATTACCTATTGAATCAAGTGCTGCTGCTAATACTATGTTGGGTACTACTGCTAATTATCTTGGAACTTCAAATTTAGGTGGGTTTGACTTTCCTCTAAGTACATATGGTTATCCAAGTGTAGAAGATGGTGGTACAATATTAGATAGATACACAGCATTTACAGGAAATTATTTCGAATATGGTACTGATGGGGAAGCAGCTCCAGATTCACCAGCAAAACATTATCCTATCAATGAATTTTTGAATGTGCCAGCTGGATTAAATACATCCAATCTATTTGGTACTGATAGTATGAGAAATGTATCTAATACAGGTCCTCATAGTGGGGATTTTGATTTACATCCAATCATTATAAGAAATTTTGATACTAATTGGTCAGATCAATTACCAGTTGCTTTTTATCCTGCAGTCAATTCTGAATTTCAAGACCCATTTGGGTTGATATCAAATTTATATGTTAATATGAGTGCTGTTTGGACTGTAAGATTGAGAAAGTGGTCACAAAGTGTTGCTGGTGGAGTGTGGTATGCAGACCAACAAAAATTACAACAATTAAATCCACAAGCTGAAACAAGAACTTTAAACTTTTCTGCATTATTTGGAGATTTGGGTAATACTAATGCTGATGCTATGTTAGCATACACACATAAAGCTAGACACCTAAACGATGATACAAACAGATATGAAAAAATGATAAGAGGTGAAAATTTACCAGACTTCATAGTTGATAATTTACCTGATGGATTGACTAATCCATCTGATTTACAAGAAGCACAAGAATTTGGATACGGTAGTAGAATAGCTATGCAGGGTAATTATGATATTTCACCTAATGTAAGAGTTGAATTTTCTTTATTTGGTGTACAAGGTGATTTTGAAGCTGGAGATTCACCATTACCTTTGAATTTAGGAATATTTTTTGCTAACCCTAATAGGTATACCAGTACATTATCTTCAGCACCAGTAAGTATAGTTGACGGAATTCCATCTTTTACTATAAGTCCAGGTACAGGAGAGGGTACAACTGCTAAATCCGATGCTGATAGTATATTGGCTAAACAAGGTGGAACTTTCAATGTGGATTCCAATCAATTAGAGACTGACCGAAGTGGTATAGCTCAAAGATATGCCACACTTGCTTATGGTAGGTTGAATAAACAACATAGTTATGAGAAAGAATTAAAAAGTCCTGCAGAATTACTTGGATTTATAAAAGATGCTGATTTATCACCTGGAAGTATTTTTCCAAGTGCTGTGTTTCAAGGAGATGTTTTTGGTTATGATTTTACAATTTCAGTAGGAGATGTTCCGTCAGTTGGTAAACATCAACGAAGAAAGAAAGATAAAAAAATAGTAGATGCTATTGGAATGCACCAAAAACAAACTAATCCTGCCACAAGTTTAGTAGAAACAGTAGACCCTAAACTGGGTGTTATAAAAAAGAGTGTATTCGATGTTAGTGGATTGGGTATACCTGGCGGAGTAAGTGATGCTGTTGATAAAATAAATTATGCCAGATATGGTGCTCGTGTTCAAGGTGAGGATGTCTTTTACACAAAAACCCAAAAGGCGAGAGATTTTATAAAGTTTAGATTTTATGATGTGATGAATAAAAAATACATTGTTTTCAGAGCAATATTGAATGGGATTCAAGATAGTATTACTACAGATTATGGAGAAGAAAAATATATTGGTAGACCTGATAAACTATACATTTATAAAGGTGCTGATAGAGACATAAGTTTTTCATTCAAAGTTTATCCAAAAACAAAACAAGAGTTACCATTCTTAATGGAGAAACTAAATTACCTAATAGGTATGTGTTATCCAAAGATATCACAACAAGCAAGAATGCAAACACCATTTATGAGACTTACTTTAGGTGATATGTTTGATGAAGCTCCTGGACTACTTCGTTCAGTAAGTGTAAGTGTAGATGATAATACAACTTGGGAATTAGATCGTTCTTTACAATTTCCTAAACATATCAATGTTTCTTGTCAATTTAGATATATTGGTGCTCATGTACCATCAAATCAATCAACAGAATGGTATAGTGGTCTCAAAGGTAGTGATATTGAACCATCACTGGCAGATATATTTGATAGTTACTTTACATTTGACTTAGGTGTGGAAGGAACTCTTGTAGATACTGCTATTGGTGCTATAAAGGATAGTGAGACAGTACAAGAAGCATATGCTGCTGGTAAAAAGTGGGTTGGTGGTCTTTTTAAATAGGAGTAAATTATGTCTAGATATAAATCTGCTAAATATAAAATTGATAAAAATGGTAAGAGGTATTTTTTACCTACAATAGTACCACAAATCCCGTTGAGTGATAGTGATATTTTTATAAGGCCAGTTGTAGGAGAAAGATTCGATTCATTAGCTCAAAAATTTTATGGGGATTCAAGTCTTTGGTGGATAATTGCGAAAGCTAATAATTTAAGTAATGGAAGTATAGTTTTAGATTCAGAAAAAAAAATTAGGATACCAATTAATATACAAGTAATATTGAGTAATCTTGAAAGGAGTTAGTAATGGCTGAAATAAATTACATTGAAAAGCCAATACAAGAAGAACTAAGAAGAAGAGAATTGATAACTGGACGGATAAAAGATGCCGTTCCAATTCCTGGTTCATCTACGCCAGCTAGTTTACAAGACTATATGTCGAAAGTTCCATATGCTGTAATGTCAACTAATGCAAAAGATAGTGGTAATAATATAGCTCTTAGTGCTGGAGAGGTACATCCACAGAAAAGTGAAAATATAATTGATTTTGCTTTGAGTTATGCGGGTTTAGCTAAGGAATCAGTTAAGACTAGAAAAATGTTTTGGGGTTTTGATTCAAGCGGAATGGGTGGTTATAGAGCTACCGATACATTGGGTTCTAAAGCTCAAGGAAGTGATGTTGGTATAAGACCAGTTGGTGGTATAAAATCAATAACTTGTGAATACCTTACGACTCAAGGATTATTTGGTGCTGGTAGAATGGCAACTATTTCTTGGTCTGCTCCAAGTTTAGAATCTCTACAACAATATGAAATTTTTCTTACACCTGGTTTTGAGGTTGCTTTACAATGGGGATGGGTGTCTGGCAATGCTAAATTAGATAATGATCAGGGGTTTATAGTAATTACAGATAGTGGTATAGCAATTGATCAAGAACTATTTCAAGCACCCAATAAAAAAATATCGCTATCAAATGGCAATATGGATGCTTTAGGTGGAATGATAAAAGACTTTTCTATGAAACTTCGAGACGATGGCGGCTTCGATTGTACAACAGATATAATTGGCATAGGTTCAATGGGACAAGGTGCTAGTGGTGCTGAAGATGCTGAGGGTGGTTTGGGAATGGTATTACCTAAAAATTTTAGAGCACAACTTGAAGATATAAAAAAAGGTTTTCAAACAACTTTTCAAAAATTATCTATGCAAGATATAACAAAGGGGGCTGTTACAGTTGAAGATCTTTTCAAAGGATTCGGTGGGTATAATGAACCAAGTGAAGAAGAAATAATGGCAACACAAGACCATATGCTAAATGCTTTACTGAATTTAGATGCTATAGCAGAGTCTTATATAACTGAAGAAGATCTTGTGGAAACTGTACAATTAGTAGGTGCTGATGGAGTGGTAGGATACCAAGCACACGAAACAACAACAGATTCTCTAGGTAATAAAAAAGAACCTCCAACTGCAGGTACAAATCAAAAGTCAGGAAATACAGCAACATATGGAAGTACAAACCCAATGGGTACTGACCTAACAAATCTTGGTGGTGGATTATTTGGGTGCTGGATAGCAGCAGAAATATATGGTGGTTGGTATGAACCAAAAACTATTTTAGCTAGAAAATTTGTAAATAGTGATGAGTTTCCTAAGTGGTTATATAATTTGTATATGAAATATGGAAAAGAAATAGCTAACTTTATTAGAAAATATAAATTTATCAAACCAATTCTTAAACCAATTTTTGATATTTTTGTCAAAAGGGGCAAGAGATATGAGTTATGATTTTAAGGCATATGTATCTCAAGCTAAAAACTTTATCCACTTCAGAGATGAAGATACAGTAAAATCAAAAACAACATATGTAAGGTGGGGTTGGTTTGAGGATAATATAATATCCAAATATACTGCTATGGTAGGTACGGATACAAATGATCCAAAAATAACATTTAGGAGTTTAGTATATCCCAAAGATACTACAGGACAAATTCTCAGAGACGGGAACAAAGTATCTACATATTGCACTGATTATTATTTAATAAAACCTATAAACTTAGGTCACTCTTTAATATTCAAATCTACTGGATTATATGGATCTACATCTGGAAAAGGTGTTGAGGGTTATAATGCAGGAGTGCTTGGTATGGTTATGGCATCTGTCAATCAGATTATATGTAGTACAGATGATGACAGACCAAGTAGACAATTTGATGTTACAGGAGTAGGTGTAAAAGAAGCAACAGATGCATCTAATCCTGTTGGGACTGGTAAGGTAAGAAATATATATGTCAATGTAGACAAAATACAAAAAGCATTTGGCATTGATATGAAGAACATAGGAAATCCAGACCAAGACAATTATTATAGCTCTGGAATAAATCCACAACAAAGTATCCGTAATGGAATATTGAATATAATGGGACAAGTAAGTAATAACTTTTTCAATATGTGGAATTGGGATCTTAGAGTTGATCCCGAAAACCCTAAAAATAATATTTTAGTTGACAATGGCCATCAGGGACTATCCAAATACTCATATACAAGATATGCAGAGGATGTATCTACTGAAATAGTTTCCGATGTAGGTGTTTATAAATTTCCAAGTTTCAAAGTATCTAGTTTAGTAAAAAATCAAGAATTAGATATGTCAGTTGGTGCTAATATGGCTTATTTGGCATTTATGGGAAACACTACTTATAATACTGTAGCAAGTTCAAATAGAGATATACAAAAATTTCAAGAATTTGCACAAGTACAAAGATTGAATATTGATATGAATGAACGTGAGGATGGTGGTACAAATTTATCAAAGGCTCATTTAGTAAATCCAAAGGCTGGTTATGTTGGGGGAGAAGAAACTTCTAAATTTACTACTAATGCTAATATGGATCACTACTCTAGATTAAAAGATGCGAATGTTACATGGAAAAAATATACACCAGCACCAGACGAACCTGCATCATTGGGTACGAGAAAAGCTAAAGTCGATAGACCAATAGATAAACGATCAATAGATTGGAGAGATGGAAAATTTGTTAGAGTTGCGAATACGGAAGCTGCAAAGGTATCTGAAAAAGATAGTGAGACTGAATAATGCCAATATTTGGAATATATAATTTATTTAATTGGAAATCTAGTGATGAAGAACCTGAACAGGTAACAACTGTAGAGACTTATACATTAACTCCAGATGGGATGAGTACATCAACAGAAGAAGGGTTGCCAAGTATAATAAATGAATTTGGAAATTCCACAATGGGGAACTTGAGCGAGAATCCATTGGCTGATAATTGGAGTGACAAACTAACAAAAGATTCGAGAGATCTAAAATTCAATGCCGACAGTGATAGGGTTGGAACTTATGAGACTATGGGAGATGATATTGATGAAGAAGATACTTTAGAAGGCTATGAGGGAACACAACATAGAGAAATAATAGCTGAAGTGAATCAAGCAGGTGATACGAACTTTATACCAAATGCTGTAGTGGAAGCAGAAACTGAAATCACTTCCGAAGTAGAAGAAATACATCACCTATATCAAGAAGCTGAGGGGACAGGTTTTATATTAGATAGAATTAGCTTGAAAGAAAATATAAAAAAGTTAATTTTTACGAAAAAGGATGGTCCTGGAGATGATAATGTTCCTTTATCAGATACTATGAAAGAAGTAAATATGAGTATAACTATTGATGGTATTTCTGGAATAAAACCAGGAGATATATTTCAAACTGATTATATGCCATTGAATTATAATAAAGAAGTAATTGATATCGACTCTAAAGCGGATTTAGGTCCTCCATCATATTTTAAAGTGATATCACACACACAAGAAGTTAGTGACAGTGGATGGACTACTAAAATTGAAGGTCTCATTCATCCAAATACGGATGCTATGAAGTCTATACAAAAAATGAGAGCAAAAGGAGTTTATGATTATTTTAGATTGACAGGTCCTAGATCTTTTGGAATAAACCAATTACCTTTTGACTTCATAAGTAAAATATCAGGCTACATAGAAATGGCAGACCAATTCTTACAAAGAGGTAAGGGTTTTATGAAAGATGCCACAAAATATAGAGAAGATCAAAAAGTATTGAAATCACTTGCTAAAGCTGAAACTGAAGCAGAAAAACAAAAAATTAGAAGTGAGTTTGATGGAGAGGTATTTCCAAAAGGAGAATATAATGGGGGATTTTTTGGTGAATTGGCTCAAGTAGCTGGTGCTACTGTTCACGCAGCTGGTGTAGGTATCGGTGCTGGATTATCAGGCGCTGCAACAATTGCTAAGGGTGTTGGTGTTGGATTTGGAAAAATAGGTGCTGAAGCAGCAACTAGACCATTCAACTTTTTAGGGGAAGATAGAGAAGAACCTGTAGCTGACGGAAAAACTAATCCTGCTGGTGGTACAACAGTAACAGAAAAAATAAAGAAAACTGATGTTGGTGGACAATCTGATAAGCTACCTATAAATGTCCAAGATGAAAAAACTGAAGAGTTTAGTCCGTGGATAGATATAAAAAATAAAGTATTGGGCTTATCATTGAACAACTATTTTAGAAAAAAGGCAAAAGAACGAAGACAGAAAAATGTAAAAGTTGCTAATTCTACTGGTGTTGTTCCCGAAGCAAAGGCTTTATTAGAAAAAATAACCTTTACTGATGAAGAGGGATTACTTGATGAGGGTACAGGTGGATTGGTTACTGTAACAATAACTACTGAGGGATTTTATAAAGGAGAGATAATATCGGAAATGGGATCTGCTCAGTCAACCACTGTTAAAAAAGCTATAGATATAGCTAAAAAGGAAAATAGAGATAAAATAGCAAACGCATTTTATGTAAAATTTCCAAATGACCCAATAGCTAGTCCTGAGGGTGGAGTTGCTGGAGACGGACCACAAAATCCTGGTTATCCATTTACTGGGGAAAACTTTGGTAAATCACCATTTGGTGGTTATGAAAGTGCCGAATTAGCTAGAGAGGCACAAGCAGCCGCTTTCGGTTTTGATAGCTGGTCTGCTTATACAGATGTAGCCAATGGTGGGTATGATAATCAAACAAGAAAAAATCATTGGGATGGTGATTCATCTCTTTGGTCACCATAATAAGGAGATAAAAAATGGCATATTCAGCAGAGAGTATGTATGGAATGACAGTAGAAGAGGCTCAAGAGGTTAGTCAACAACAGATTCAATCTTATGATGACCGTACTCAAGAAAAACTTCAAGAAATGATAAATCAAAAAGAACAAAGGGGTGGTACTAAGAAAAAAGTTTCTCCGAGAATAGCAACTATACATAAGGAAAGTGTTAGGGTAGTTACCAATAGAACTGCTAAAAAGAAAGAATTTAATTATTCAAATGGAAGACCTGTACCAAAGGGATTCAAATATCATACACATTACACTAAAAATTTTGAAGAATATAATATGACAGGTGGAAAACATAAACCATCATCAAAATTAATATGGAGAAGTAAACCGACTTCCTTTAGTTTATATAAAGGACTAAAAGGTAATATAGCACCTTTGAAATTAGAGTCAGAAATAACTAAACCTACAAGAAAAGATCGTACTAGAGGATTTATGTTTAGGTATTTTGCTAAAAAAACAAATGAGGAATCAGGACCAATAGAAATATCAGAACAAGATTACAATACAAGTAGTTTATATGACTATGAGAGAATTAGTTGGCATATCAAAGGTACACCAAATTATGTAAATGAACTAAATCAACTTTCCGTTGCTAGAGCAGAAATAAATGTTCCAGGTATAAATAAACTTTTACCAGCTTTACAATATTTTGAGGGTACTCTAACAACTTTACCATTAAAACAAGCTATTCAAGAAACTCTAGGAATAACCGAACCACAGGAACCTGTAGTTGAAGAAGAAAATACACAAACAGCACCATCTGGATACAATGCTGGTTCAGGAGGACCACCTCCTGGTTTTGGTGGAGCATATTAATCTGTATTTGGGATTTTTAGATAATATTTATAAATAAATCAAGGTTATAATATGAAAATTCAAGTCTTAGATAAAGGCTTCATTGAAGTCGTAGACTCATTAGGTTCTGACCTAACTGTAGTCAATTCAGCTAGAGTATCATTCGGTAAAAGAAAAACAAAGTTCGATAAATCAGACGAAAGATTAGTTCGTTATCTGGCAAAATACAAACACTATTCACCATTCAG